GGGCTTTCCAACTAGACGCGTGTCCTGCAAGACACGAAGCCAACGAAATCGTCAGCAGCGATTTCGTGATCATGCCAACTGTGGTGGTTGTCGCATGTATCTTGGTCGGGTTCATCGGGAGATATATGATGAACAAATATTGGTCCAGACAGGAGAATCGTCTGGCCAATCGTGCGGTGTACGTTCACACGGATGAGGAACGGCAAGAGTTTTTAGATTACACTGAAAACCTGCGCTGTACCCTCGAGGGGCTGTCATTACAGGGTTCAGGGTTTTCGGCGAATGCTTTTGCAGTCGCTGACGCCGTTGAATCGGAGGGTGATGTCGAAGTTGTGATCGGGAGTAGGAGGTTAACCGCACTCCAAGGGCACGAGAATATCGTGCAAATCGTCCCGCGATTTGATCGCACCGAGTTGGGACACAACGAATATGTTTGCCATAACGGATCTGATTTCGTGTTCACCGATTGTTATCAACAACGGTACACTTATTCACCCATGACGCAAAACGCAGATATCGTCGTTGTGGATCTCGAACAACAGGATGGTCGTGTGCGCGACCACCTGATCGGTTGGATCGTCGGGATTTTAGAGGATGGTTTTGATCTACTTTGTAGCATTATCAGGGTGATTTGGTTAAATGTTACCGGTCAAACCATCTTCGAAGGGGAGGCGAGTGAAATCGCCTTCTATCACCGTTCTTTCGTGTACGAAAACATGATCATTGTTTGCCTTAGAGAGTGCTCCTCTTTGGATGACACTGTGCCCTCCTCTCCCCTTTACTTCGAACCATATAGTCAAGATCACATCACCGCTTTCGAAGTAACGACACTAGGGAAGGATATTCAGCACAATATCCACGTAGCACGTACCAATCTCCACGATATGAAAACCTATGGAGCGTCCGGTTTTTCTCAATTGAGAACCGAACAAGCTTATGATGATAATATGAACTCATGGGCCGTACGTACAGTGCTAACCAAAACGCACCAGCAAACCGACGTTGATCACCATGTCAATGCCCTACGAGTGATGGCCAAGAGGCGCATCCCAGGCATTACAGTTGTTCAACTCGAAAGAACAGATGAACCTACCGATTCTCCGGTAGACCATCGTGTGGAGGCATCCGGAACAGAAATTCCGGAGGCGGCGGCTCATAAGCCAACGGTTCAAAACGAACAGCCATCCACATTAACCACTAGCACCCCAGCCACCACTGGCAATGAGGTCCAAACCCAACCACCCCGAGCGCCTGCTGCCACGAGCCATAGAGTCATCGACAACACGCACCCCATGTACCACACATCCAGATCAGACTTCATCGACCATGATGAAACTTTTGATGTGCCTGCACTTGCAGGAAGCGGTACTAAGGTCAAATTGTGTGATGATCACTACGCCAAATACTGCGCAAAGAATAATGTTGGACCTTACGTGTTTTTTTTCCCCG